TGCGAGTTGCCGGGGATGAGGTTGGTGCCGATAACGTCAAAGCCAGCGATCTGTGGGAGGCGTCCGTTTTGGATGGCGGATGCACTGCCGACTGCGGCGGCGTTTTTGATCGAAGCGTCTTTAAGGAGAGCGCCTTCATAAGCGTTGTCGAGGATCATGACGCGGCTGGACTTCGCCCATTTGGCTTGGTCGAGTGCGGTCTTCATTGTGATCAGATCGTCGCTGTCGAAGCTGGAAGCTGCGCCGGTGTGGATCGCTGCGCCGTAGTTGGAGAGCGTGACCACTCCGAGGATGTCGCGAAGGATGTCTTCGGCGAGCTTGCGGCCTTTCAAGAATCCGAGTTGCTCGGGATTGAAGTAAGGTTGGCGAGCGAGTTCGCTCGATGTGAAGGAGAGCGCTTGGTATTTGCGCTTGTTCACCGTGATCTCGCGGCTGTTGATCGCGTTCGAATCGGAGAACGAATACGTTCCGTTGAAGTCGCTCGTCGCGTCTGTGGCGAGAGGGAAGAAGGGAACGGCGATCTTGTCTGTGCCTTGCAGCGGGACGCTGTTGTAGACAGTCGAGAAAGAGTTGAGTGGGAGAAGGGCTTCACGGAGCGCAATGAGTGCGCTGTCGAGAACGACATTCAGTTTGAGTTCGGAGCTGATGGTGGTGGCCATGATGTGTTTTAGGTTGGGTGGGTTGGATTCGGGTTTTCGTGAATTATTGCGGTGTCAAATTTTTAGACGCGATTTCGAGCGCCTTGCGGTTGGCTCGGAAGATGCGGGTCTTCTCTGCGCCGGTGGCGTTTTTCCATTGGTCGTAGATGTTCGCGGCGTTTTCTGTTGGAGCTACAACTGGGACTTCGCGGGCTGCGGAAAGGCCGAGGCTGCGCTCGAGGCGAGCGAGGGCTTCGCGCTCCGTGTTGATCGCGTTGTGCAGGGTCTCGATTTTCGCACTGGCTTCTTTGAGGCAGGCAACGGCTTCGTCACGCTCGGCGATGACGGCGTTGTATTTTGCGAGGATGCTGTCTGCGCCTGCGATCTTAGCTTGTGGCTCTTCGACTGCGGGAGCTTCGGTGACTTCCTCGATAGCTGGGGCGATGACTTCTTGCGCTACGGGTTCGGTTTCCACGACGGGCGCGGGTTCGGTAGCTGGTTGCTCAACTGGAGCGGATTCGCTCACGACGGTTGCCTCTACTTCTGGAGCGGCGGGTGTTTCGATGTTGTCCATAGGTTTTGCTTTAGCGAAGGTGTCAAACCGAGCGCGGAGATTTTCGGGGGTGGCTGTTGCAGCTGCTGCGACCCCTTCTTCGATGGCGTCGGCAAATCCGAGGGCGACGGCGTCCACTGCGTCGAGCCATGTCTCGGCGTCCATCATGGCGGAAATATCGGTTTCGCTCATGCCGGTCTTTCGGACGTAGGCGTTGCGAAGATTGACCTTGAGCATGTCGAGGAGGTCGGCTTCTTTGCGAAGGTCTTCGCTTCCTCCCATGCTGACGGTCCAAGGATTATGGATCATCATGAGTGCGTTGTCGGCGATGTAGACCGGAGCGCCAGCCATGGCGATGACGGAGGCCATCGAGGCGGCGAGCGCGTCGATGTGGACGGTCACCCCTCCTTTGTGCCGGCGGAGAGCGTTGTAAATCGCGGTGCCCTCAACAACCGAACCCCCGGGCGAATTAATACGGAGGTGGAGGTGCTGACCGGCGAGCTTGCCGAGGTCTCCGAGGAATTGCTTTGAGCCTGCGCCAAAAGCACCGATTTCGTCATAAAGAGTGATCGTGGTTTCATTGTTGCCGGTGGATTCCATTGCATAAAATTTTGGAGTGGAGGTGGGTGTGGTCATGGTTGTGGGATTGGCGTGTTGGCTGCGTCTTGTGGCATCTGTGCCGCGATGCCTCGGCTAACGGAGTTCGGAAATACTTCGGAGATGTTAAGCCCGAGGGATTCGCATTTGGCTTTGCGGCGGAGGAACGTCTGGATGACATCTTCCTCTTCCTCTTCGGCGCGGAGGCCTTGCATGTTGTAAAAGCGAGTCGGCGAGATGTGGCCCTTGTCGAGTTGTTCGCTGTAGGCGCGAGCGTCGCGGCCGGAGTCCACCGTGATCTTGCGTGGGGCGAGCCATTCGTGGCGCCACCAATCATCACCAGGGTAATCCAATCGCCCGGCTTGGATCTCATGCCAGAGCCAATATTTGTAATAAGGGCGGCAGAACTGATCGATGACCATTTGCTGGAGTCGCTCTAGGAAATTCTGCGTGACCTCGAGCACAGCGCGTTGCTCGGTGCCTCCGAGTCCGACATTGACCAGCATGGCTTCGGGTGGAAGGCCGATGGCAAAGGCGACATCCGAGCGGAGCGCACGCATAACGGCTTCATAGGTCTGGCCGGGGATGTCGTTTTTAAAGGCTTCGAGCTTTTCGCCTGGCTTGAGGCGGGGCAGGAGGATGCCGTTCGGAAGGTCGCTTGTGGAGAGGTCGCCGACTTCGTTACTGGTAGATTTAAATCCTGAACCGAGTCCGATCTTGGCGACCTCGGAGGAGGTGACCATGTAGCCGATTTGAGATCCCGCTTTGTAGGCTCCCTTGACGAATCCGTTGATCTCGGAAATATCGCGAAGGTTTGCGCATGCGGAGTGGAGCCATGAAACGCCACGGGGTTGACCGTGCCGGCGGATGTGGCGGAAGTGTAGGACTTGATCGGCGAGGACGTCTTGGCCGTCGATGATGTAAGCGGAAGGCGCACCGAATGGGTCGAGGCGCACGCCGTCATGCGTAAACTCGTCTGTGTTTCCAAAGGAGTTAATGCCGCCGATGGCCTCGCCACCAATGAAGCGGACGCGGGATGCGTTCTGTTTTGTCGTGAGAAATTGGGCGAAAAAATCACCATCGATGGCGACTTGTCGAAGGATGAGACTTTGCGCGGTGTAAAAATTCACCTGTGCTCCGGCATCGAATGCCCATGCCTCAGCGCAGTTGCGGTCTTCAAAATACTGATCCACCTTTTTGTTCCACGCGAGATTCGAGGTTTTCGGCTGGACGACGATGCCGGTGCCGATGGCTCTTTGTGCTAGGTGCTCAACGATGTATGTCGCTTGAGGCGCGTTATTGTAGAGCCAGCGAGCGAGGCGCAGAATCTCCATGCGCGAGCTCGGGGTGAGTTCGCGCTTGGGGTCTGTGGTCGGCATCCATATGTAGCCGCGATTCAGCGAGGGTTGAGCAGCTTCAAATGCTGCGGCCTTAGCTTCCGGCTTGCGTGGGCGTCCTGCCCCTGGGCGTAAGCCACCGCGCTTTGATACTTTGATTTCGCTTTGATTTTTCGACACGCCCCAGCGGGCTTGTCAAACGCAGGTGCCGTATCGGCTGCGGTCTGCTATATCAAAAAGCTGACGGCCATTCGGCCCCTCTTTTAAAATCTCTTCGACGGCTTGGAGTAGAAGCCATTTGGGAAAGGAGATCGTGCCGGCGGTTCCTGTGCCGTCTGCTGAAAGCGAGGTGATGACGACTTCCTCTGTTGCGCTGGCGAAGGTTGCAAGCGCGAGGGCTTCAAGCTCCACCGTGGTCTTGGTGCGGCGGAGGAAGGCCTTAACGCCTGTCATTTTGTCGAGGTCGGACATGACCTCGGTGGGATGTCAAAAAGAAAAACCCGCAGTGGTGCGCTTCGTGGAGAGGCGTGGCGGGTGTTGTTGGCTTTGCGGGCGAGTCAAAAATCAGTTTTTTAAAACATGCCAGGCGATGTGGCAGAGCTTGAGCGCGTCCATGTAGTGATCCTGTGCGACGCTTTTCCATACCAACTCGGTTCCGCTGGCGGTCTTGCGCGGGACGAGGCGCTGGCCTCCGAGGCCTCGGAAGAGTTCGTTGGTGGAATCCGCCGGCAACTTGAGCGGCGGGTGAGCGTTGCGGATGCGGTCGCTGAATAGCTCGGTTTTGATGGCGTGGTCCACGTAGGTGTAGAGGACGACGCCGGGGAAGTCGGGAAGGACGGTGCGGGAAATCTTCGTTCCGAATGTGGCACCGGACCCCTTGCCTGCGTGCCAGAATCCGCCGGACGCTTGGCAGGCTGTGTAGACTCGGAAGGTGGCGAAGCCGGAATCCATCAGCCCGCACTCGGGCGAGACCTCGGCACCGGATGGCGTGCGGTAGCTCCGGCGTGGTGAGTCTTCGAGGAGATCCTCGATGGCGAGGGTGGTTCCGTAGTCGAGGACGAAGGATGCGCCGACGGCATCGAAGGCGACGGTGACCCAGTGTTGTTTGTCCTGGCCAATGTCCGCGCAAGTGACGACATGCGAGGGCTCGATGGGGCATGTCCCGCGTTGATAGTCGCCACGCAGGGCGAGGATGTTGGTCTCGCCGATGCTGGTCTCGATTTGTTCCCACGGCATGGCCATGGTGCTGTTGGTGAAATCTTGGAGGCCGTTGATCGTTCCCTTGTCGCGCAAGAATTTGATGGCGAGGGCGCCGAATGTGCAGGATCGCCAGGGGGCGTAGAGGCTGTTTAGGTGGAATGATCGGAATCCACG